GGTTGTTCACCTCCACCTGTTGGTGGCGGACTTGGTGGGGGTGTTGCTCCCATATCCATACCTCCAACTTCACCCCCCTCTGGTGATTGACCCCCTTCTTGTCTTTCAGACTCAGGGACACCATATTTCGAATCAACTTCATCAAATACCCCTGAACGTTTAATTACGTTTTGTGTGTTTGTTAATTCAAAACCGATTGCTCTTTCAATTCTTTGTTGTTGTAAGTCTAACATAACTTCACTATCACTCATTCCAAGAATATTTTTCTTCGCCCATGTATGTGACACTGGTAAAATACCAATTTGAGATTGGTCTGATGTTGCGTCTTTATATAGTAATATTTTTTCTTTCCATTGTTCTATTCTTAATAAATCAGATTGTGCTGATGGATTTGTAAGTGACAATGAAAAATTATTTAATTCATCTTCTAATCCAACAAGATATAAATGAACTAAAGCAATTTTATTTAATTCATGTATTAAAGATTTTTGAATTCTATTAATAGTTCTTGCAAACCTAATATCCATTAACGCTAATGTTTTACCATCACCAACAACTTCTTCAAAACCTAAAAACGCCTTTGGAATTCTTAACGCTGCTAACATTTTTTTCTGAATATATTCAATATCCGCAATTTCACCTAAATTCTGTGCACCTGGTAACGTCTCAATTGGATTGGTTTGTGCGGCATCACGAACAGGAATAAAATAGTCTTGGTCTACTGCCATTTGATTATATCTCATATCAACTTGACCATTTCTTGAGTCCACTACTTGGTCTCGTTTAAATTTATTGGCAACTCTTTGTACATATGGTTCAATGTCTTTATCATCCATATTACCAACAAAAACTTTAAATACTCTTCTTTCAGGTGCTCTAGTTGTTCTATAAATTAACATCGCATCTTCAGCCAATAATAATTGTTTCCATATTCTTCTAATTTTATCCAACATACTGGTACCATATGGAAGTTTTCTATCATCACCTAAAAGTCTAAAATGGGCAATCTCCCAAGATTGAAATTCCATTTCTTTATTTTTCCATTGAAATCTAAGTTCTCTAGTTGGCATTTGCATTGTATCCATTTGATTAGGGGTCTTACTTTCTTTACCCTCTAATCTCTCTATTTCAATATTTGGTAATTGTTGACATCCAATTATACCATGTTCTGGATGAACTTTTATGTAAACAAAATTATCCCCATATTTACACATACCTCTAGCCCACATTTGTAAATTAGTATTTAAATCTAATTTGTTGACAAATAAATCTTGTAAAACCGATTTAACTCTTTCAGATTCTGAAAAAATTGTTAATAAATCTCCTTTTTCAGATAATGTTGTCGATTCTTCAGCATAGATATCTAAAGCTGCGGAAATTTCCGGTGTGAATTCCATTGACTCAACATCATAATACATTGACAATCTGTTTGGTTCATAATAAACGGATTGATTATAGAGTGATTGGTCAAGTTTAGAAAACTTATCGGCAATATATTGACTTTGTTGAGCCTGCAACATTGCTTTTTCATATTCTTCCCTACTACTTGTTTTTAAAATTTGTTCTTTATCAAAATTAAAAGAAGGTGATTGTTCGGGTGTCACCTTACCTGGAAATCCAAATACTTTTGTTAATCTTTGAAATACTGTTAAATTATCAGCCATATATATAAATAGTTAAAAATAATATAAACAAAAATTATTTGATAATGTACGATTAACGCTTTTTACCAAATAACCAAGAATATTGTTTATAGTGCTCCTTTGTTGCGTTATTTTGATAAGGAGAGTTAATCAATTCTCCACTCGAAGTCATTGAACCAATTTGGTCAAATGCCGTACCGTAAGAATAAAAAGATTTATTAGGTTCATATGTTCTTTCAGACAACGTCCAAGATTCTAACATTGCTTTATTTGCGTTTTCGTTTTTCAGTAGTTGATTAAAACATGTGTCCCCAACATATATCGCCATTGACATACTAATAATCGAGTCGTCATGTGCCCCTTTCATATGGTCCGCCCTACCGTTAATATACACAAAAGTGTTTAATTCATTCATTAGTCTTGTTGACCTGACTTGAAAACCTTTTCTTAAATGTTCTTCAAAAGCGGCAATTATTTGAGTTCTTTTATTATTGAAATTAATACCGGGAATTTTATCCATTATTTTTTTATTATATTCCCAAATATTATTGGTATTCATCCCATCAATATATAAATTTTTATAGTTTAATTCTTGTAATTTTCTTGATGTTGCAACCCCCATTCCCCCCGTTATATCAATAACAACATAAGCTTCATACAAAGTTGCCCATTTGTAAACAATGGTGGCTAAGTCATCGGGTGGTATTTTTCCAACATATTCAAGGACTTGTTCTCTTTCATCAAAATCAATAATATTAATTGAAGAAAAATCTTCACTATCACCTCTACTAACATCAACAGCGGCGATGTATCTGTGACCTTGAACAGGTTCTGTCCATTGCCAAAGAGTACCTTGCATGTATTTTTCTTTAGGTTCTCTTATCATATTTTTTATGATGTTTTCTTGAACATCACTTGGTATAACACCATCACCTGAACCTAAAAAATCACACTCTAATTCTTGGGCAATTTTCCTTCTATCAAATTTAAATTTTTTGGACATTCCTTCAAACCAACTTGAAAATGGTTTATACCCTTGTTCCAAATATTCATTATAGTTATCAATGTCGAAATCATTCATTACGACTTCATTGTCATCATATAAACCTCTATTTGTCATGTAATGAACAATGTCATTACATTTAACCCATCTCAAATCTTTTGTATATCTTGGGTCTTTAAACCATCTTAAATCAGTAATATGGAAATCATTGTAACCCCTGATAGATTGGTCATAGACACCATAGTATATTGCATCATAACCATTAGGTGTTGAAATGAGTATAATCTTACCACCAGTTGAAAGAGATGCCATAGATGCTGCCCAAAAATCTTCACCGGCTTCGATGTATGCCGCCTCGTCAAAAATTAATATTGTTGGGGTATAACCTCTTAACGCATCCGCAGATGTTGCAACGGCTTTAACCTCACATCCGTTGTTTAATCTAAATCTACTTTCTGAATTTTTGTCTGGTGAAAAACCAACATTAATCCAATCAGGCCATTGTTCAATAAATCCTCTAATTTTATTGGCCATTTCAACTGCGGTATCTTTTTTGTTTGCAATAATTAACACCCTATCGGGGTTGTCTTTTTTTGCTGTTTGTAAACGTTTGGAAACCCATGCCGCAGTTACCGTGGTCACACCCGCTTGACGATATTTTCTTGTTATATTTTCATTATACTTTTCGTAGTCATTTAATAATTGTACTTGGTCAGAAAATAATTCTAAGGGAACAAACCTTTTTTGTGTATTATCATAAGTTTGTAAATATGTTTTTAAAGCATACGGAGTATCTTTAATAATTTTAGCATATTCTTTTAATTGTTCTATTTTTTGATTATTCATAATCATAAATATAAAAAAAGGGGTATAAAACCCCTTTTATTGTTTTCTTTATTTGTCTTTAATTAATCGTCTGACAATTTAATTCCCAAACCACTTAAAAAATCTTCTAAATCATCATCATCAGTGTTATCTGTAACATCATTTAAATCATCATTAAATGAATCAATTGCGTCTTGATAATTTTCGTCTTTAAACATTTGGTCAATTCCATTCATTAATTCATTCATTAAACGTTTACCATTTTCAGAACCTGAAAGAACTTCTTTCATGAACACTAAAAATGGTTTAGCAGGTAATTTAAAAATTGAAGTTAACAAATAGTTTTGTAATTCTACCTTATTTTCATCATTTAAAATGTCTTCAGGAAATTGATTTCTAACTCTATCCCAAATTGATGGACCTAATCGCAAATCCCATATTTCTTTTTCTAATGTATCTTCAGAAGATTCAATTTCAGACCAAGATTCAATGTCCTCATTACCTTCATCATCTGTTGGTCTTCCTTGAATTGCGAATAATTCCAAAGT